CATTAACGCCTTACAGACGGACAAAGGACAAGTTTTTTACGTTGCGCCCACGCAGGGACAAGCCCGTGACATCATGTGGCAAACCCTGATGGAGCTAGGAAACCCTGTAATTACTGGTGCCCACATCAATAATCTACAGATCAAGCTGGTCAACGGGGCCACGATTAGTCTCAAAGGAGCCGATAGGCCAGAGACAATGCGTGGTGTTTCCTTGAAGTTTCTTGTGATGGACGAGTACGCAGACATGAAGCCTGACGTATGGGAGCAGATCCTCCGTCCAGCACTGGCTGACCAAAAGGGTTCAGCGCTGTTTATAGGTACGCCTATGGGCAGGAATCACTTCTACGAACTGTACAAAATGGCAGAGCTAGGTGACGATGAGACGTACAAAGGGTGGCACTTTACGTCCTACGACAACCCTATACTAGACCCGGATGAGATAGACACTGCTAAGAAGTCTATGTCATCTTACGCTTTCCGTCAGGAGTTTATGGCTTCCTTTGAGGCCAGAGGCTCTGAGATGTTCAAGGAGGATTGGGTACACTTCGGTGAAGAACCAGATGAAGGTGACTACTACATAGCCATTGACTTAGCTGGATTTGAAGAAGTAAACAAAAAACGAACAAAGAATACTAAACTTGATGAAACTGCGATCTCTGTTGTTAAGGTTGGTACTGATGGTTGGTACGTTGATAACATTATATATGGGCGGTGGAGCCTTGACGAGACTGCCGCCAAGATATTTCAGGCCGTTAGAGATTACGAACCCGTCAGTGTCGGTATTGAAAGAGGAATAGCAAAGCAGGCGGTAATGAGTCCTCTAACAGACCTAATGAAAAGAAACGCTAGATTCTTTAGGGTAGAGGAACTAACCCACGGCAACAAGAAAAAGACTGACAGGGTTATGTGGGCGCTACAAGGGCGTTTTGAAAACGGACAGATAGCATTACGTAAGGCAGAGTGGAACAACAGATTCATGGATCAACTATTTCAGTTCCCTGATCCTCTGACTCACGATGACTTAGTTGACTCACTAGCTTACATAGACCAACTAGCAAAAGTAGCTTATAACTACGACTTTGAAGTTGACGATCACGAAATTTTAGACATAGTAGCAGGGTACTAATGAGCAAACAAGTTTTTAGAAAGTTTAATACTTACGGAATATACGCTATCTCTGCCGTAGTCTTTTTTACTATGGGCTACAGCATAGCTTTAATTTAAGGAAAGTATAATGGCAGATGATATTTTAAGTCCAGAAGCATTAACAATAGAAGGATCTCTAGAAGAGTGGGTAATGCAGACCTGCGAAAACTGGAGAGACAACTACGAGTCAAACTACGAACAAAAGTTTGAAGAGTACTATCGCTTGTGGCGTGGTATCTGGGACCCAGCAGATTCAGACAGAGCCTCAGAGCGTTCTAGGATTATTTCTCCTGCGCTACAACAGGCCGTAGAGTCTAACGTAGCAGAACTAGAAGAAGCCACGTTTGGTCGCGGCAAGTGGTTTGACATTAGCGATGACGTTGGAGACAAGGACAAGCAAGATGTCATGTTCTTGCGTAAGAAGCTATCAGAAGACTTTGAAAAGACTATGGTGCGGAAGGCTGTAGCAGAGTGTTTAATTAACGCCTCAGTGTTTGGCACAGGTATTGGTGAGATAGTCCTAGAAGAAATTAAAGAGATGGCTCCTGCCACGCAGCCTCTTATGGACGGGCAGTTGACTGCAGTGGGTGTTAACATTACTGACCGTGTAGTAGTAAGACTTAAGCCAGTGTTGCCTCAGAACTTCCTGATTGACCCTGTGGCTACGTCTGTAGATGATGCTCTGGGCGTTGCTGTAGACGAGTTTGTGTCTAAGCACAGCATAGAACTGCTCCAAGAACAAGGCGTATACAAGGAAGGTTACGTGGGTTCTGCAGCATCAGATACTGACTTAGAGCCAGATTTTGAAGACCTCACAGTATACAGCGATGATAAGGTAAGGTTGACCAAGTACTACGGTTTAGTTCCTCGTGAGTTACTGGAGCAAGAAGACGTAGACGTAGACTCTGATTCTATGTACGTTGAGGCTATTGTTGTTATCGCTAACGGCCAAACTATTCTAAAAGCTGAAGCTAATCCCTACATGATGCAGGACCGCCCTATCGTAGCGTTCCCTTGGGACGTTGTACCCGGAAGATTCTGGGGCCGTGGTGTCTGCGAGAAGGGCTACAACAGTCAGAAAGCCTTGGACACGGAACTACGCGCACGTATTGATGCACTGTCACTAACCATACATCCTATGATGGCTATTGACGCAACCCGACTGCCGAGAGGCGCTAAACCCGAAGTGCGTCCGGGTAAGATGATTCTGACTAACGGAGATCCTCGTGAAGTACTACAACCGTTCAACTTTGGACAAGTTAGTCAGATTACTTTTGCACAAGCTCAGGCGCTTCAACAGATGGTACAGCAAGCTACAGGAGCCGTTGACTCCGCAGGTATTGCTGGTCAGGTTAACGGAGAAGCCACAGCAGCAGGCATAAGCATGTCTCTGGGCGCTATCATTAAGCGTCACAAGCGTACTCTGATTAACTTCCAGCAGTCTTTCCTGTTGCCCTTTGTCACCAAGGCTGCACACAGGTACATGCAGTTTGACCCTGAGAACTACCCTGTAGCTGACTACAAGTTTAACGCTACGTCAACTCTAGGCATTATTGCTAGGGAGTACGAGGTTACTCAACTGGTTCAACTCTTGCAAACCATGCAACAAGATAGTCCTCTGTACCCTGTGTTGATCCAGAGTATTATCGACAACATGAACTTGAGTAACCGTGAAGAGCTAATTGCAGCCATGCAGCAAGCGAGTCAGCCTGATCCACAGCAACAGCAAATGGCTCAGATGGCGCAACAAGCACAGATGCAGCTACAACAGGCTCAAACAGCAGCCCTGCAGGGTCAGGCTAATGAGTCAGAGGCTAGAGCTTCTAAGTACATTGTAGATGCCGAGCTAGCTCCACAGGGTATTGAGATTGAGCTTATTGAAGCTATCACAAGAAACTTGAGAGAAGGAGACGAAGACGATAAAGAGTTCGAGCGTAGAATGAAGATTGGACAACTTGCGATCAAAGAAGCTAACCTAAACAACCAACGAAAATCAGGAGATACTCCTCGTGCTGATGACACAGAAAGAAATCAACAACCTGCTCCAACAGATCAACCAAGCGTTCAAGGATCAATTCGACAGATTGGACTTGTTGGAGAACCGGGTCAAAGAACTGGAGGAGAAAGTTAATGCCAAAGGAGAAGGACCCAAGACTAAAGCGAGCAGGAGTAAGCGGGTACAACAAGCCGAAGAGGACTCCTGATCATCCAACCAAGTCTCACGTAGTTGTTGCTAAGTGTGAAGACGGGTCAGTAAAGACTATACGCTTTGGTCAGCAGGGAGTTAGCGGAGCAGGTAAAAACCCTAAGTCTGCTAAAGAAAAAGCTAGGCGCAAGTCGTTCAAGGCTAGACACGCCAAGAACATTGCTAAAGGCAAGTGCTCAGCGGCATACTGGGCTGACAAAGTAAAATGGTAGATATTTACTGTGTTGTTTGGAAAGATGCTCAAGGAGGAGCAAATGTAGGCTGGAGAGGCTTAGACGAACTAAAGTCTCTTGAACCCGCAACTGCAATTTCTGTTGGAACTCTTTTGCACAACGATGAGAACAAGCTAATTATTTGTCCTCATGTGTTGGTAGAAGATGGTGAAATAACAGAGGGAGACGCAGAACTAGTTATACCTACAGCATGGGTAAACTCTATAACTAAGGTATATACGGTAGGTTAGTATGGCTAAGAACATGAAGCACTACAAGCGTGATGGAACTCTCTGGACAGGGAATACTCACAAGATGCCTGATGGTTCATTACACTCAGGCAAAACCCACGGCAAGACTTCTGTAAAACTATACCACTACAAAGACTTGTCAAAGAAAGCAAAGGAGAAAGCTAATGCCCGGTAAAAAGCGAAAAGTAAAGAAGCCAAAGGGATACTAAAATGCCTACTAAAAAAGGACTATATGCCAACATCCACGCTAAACGTAGGCGTATCGCGGCTGGATCAGGGGAAAAGATGCGTAAACCCGGATCAGCAGGCGCTCCTAAAGCATCAGCGTTTAAAAAAGCAGCTAAGACAGCTAAGAAGCGGTAAAAATAACATTAAAAATAGCTTGACTTTTGCTTAAAAGTATGATATAATATACAGTGTACTATGGTACATTTTATTAACCGAGACAACCCGAGGGGCCTCAAGTGGACAAAGAAACACAAGAGTACTACGACACATACTTTAGTCTTTTTGCTTCAGACGGATGGAAGCAGTTAGTATCAGACTTTGGTAACAATGTTCTACAGATCAATAGTGTAGAAGCAGCTAAAGATTCTGATGATTTGTTTTTTCGTAAGGGTCAACTAAATATCTTAGGCCACCTACTTAACTTACAAACTATAGTAGAAAATAATTACGAAGAAGCTAATAAAGAAGATGATTAAAGTATTTGATTTTAAGTGTTCTAACGGACATACATTTGAAGAATTTGTAGAAGGTGATGTAACATCCAGTAGGTGCGGATGTGGAGCCAATGCTACAAAAATTGTATCAGCTACTCAGCACGTACTTGAAGGTGCTTCTGGGGATTTTCCCGGCAGGCACATGAAGTGGGTACGTGAACACGAGAAGGCTGGTCAAAAAGCGAGGGAATCTCAGTAGAGGCAACTCCCATTTTAAATCTCCATAACCTATTTAGGCGGGGTAAGTTTATATATGTCACGCGCACAACTAATTGACGAGCGTCCAGAAGAAGAACTAGAACCAACAGATGAACTAGACACACAGGATACTGTAGAGACTCCTCTAGAAGAGGAACAACCTCAAGAAGAATCCGATCTACCGGAAAAGTACCAAGGTAAGTCTGTAGAAGAACTTGTACAGATGCACCAAGAGCTTGAGAAGTTTACAGGCAAACAGAGTACGGAAGTAGGTGAGCTTAGGTCTGTTGTTGATAGCTACATTCAGACACAACTCGACACACAAATAGCACCTGTACCACAGCAACAAGACGATGAAGATGATGTAGATTTCTTTGTTGACCCTAAAACTGCAGTTAGTAGAGCTATTGATAACCACCCAAAGATCAAAGAAGCGCAAGCGTATACCATACAAGCTAAGAAGCAGGCAACGCTAGCACAACTTCAAAAAGATCACCCAGACATGGAAGCTGTCTTACAAGACCCCAAGTTTGCTGAGTGGATTAAAGCATCAAAAGTTCGTACTAAACTGTTTGTAGATGCTGACCAAGCATACGATTACGATGCTGCAAATGAACTATTTAGTAACTGGAAAGAACGTAACCAAGTAGTTCAACAGACTGTGCAAGCAGAAAAAGCAGCCCGTAAGAGTTCCGTTAAGTCTGCAAATACAGGCAACGCAAGGGGAACAGGAGAGGGATCACGCAAAAAAGTTTATCGTCGTGCTGACTTAATTAAACTTATGCAAACAGACCCTGACCGATACATGGCACTACAGCCTGAAATAATGGCCGCTTATGAGGAAGGGAGGGTAAAATAATCTAGGAGATTTAAAATGGCTACTCAAACATATCCCGGTACAGTTGGCGGGGGTTCCATTGTAAACAAAACCGCTGCTGCTACGTTTATTCCAGAAATCTGGAGTGACGAAGTAATTGCTGCATACCAAAAGAACCTGAAGATGTCACCTCTTGTTCGCAAGATGGCAATGACGGGTAAGAAAGGCGACAAGATTCACGTGCCTAAGCCTATCCGTGGTGCTGCTTCTGAAAAAGTTGCAGACACTGCTGTAAACATTCAGGCTAACACTGAGCAAGAACTTGAAATTGACATCGACCGTCACTTTGAGTACTCTCGCTTTATCGAAGACATCGTAGAAGTACAAGCTCTGTCCTCTCTGCGACAGTTCTACACCGAAGACGCTGGTTACCAGTTGGCTTTGACCGTAGACACTGACCTGATGAACGCGGCTACTGGCTTTGGTGATGACTCTAGTAACACCTTTGATCTTAATGCTCCTACTGGTGCAGATTGGGTTAACTCCAACAGCTACTACTTTAATCCAGATGCTGGAGGAACAGGCGTTCCCGGTCTTTCTACCTTTGCTGCTTCTACCGTAGCTAGTGGTGATAACTTTACGGATATTGGCTTCCGTGAAGCTATTAAGCTTCTTGATGACGCTGACGTACCTATGGAAGATCGTTGCTTGGTTATCCCGCCCGCTGCTCGTAAGACAGTAATGGGTATTGAGCGTTACGTATCTAGCGACTTCCGTGATGACCGAACTGTTAAGTCTGGTCTGATTGGTAACGTCTACGGTGTTGACGTTTACGTATCTAGTAACTGTCCTACGCTTGAGACTAACGTCCGTGGTTGCATCTTTATGCACAAAGACGCTCTTGTTCACGCAGAGCAACTGGGTGTTCGTTCACAAACTCAGTACAAGCAAGAGTATCTTTCTACTCTGTACACCGCTGACACTCTCTATGGTGTTCAAGTGTATCGTCCTGAAGCTGGCCTCATCTTGGCTGTCTTTGACGAGTAATAGTACTACGGGGGTCGCAATGGCCCCCTTTTCCTTTTTTGGTTTTCAGGAGTAGTATATGCCTATTTACAGAGGCTCTGGCGGTTCAGGTAACTCTACAACAAGTGGTAACGCTAATCAAGTTGCTGCGGATGCTGCGGATGCTTTATTAAGTAAAAATGCTGCGGCTGCTAGTGCTGCAGAGGCTTTATTAAGTAAAAATGCTGCGGCTGTTAGTGCTGCGGATGCTGCCCAAGATGCTACTGATACAATAAACTTTTCTACCAACCTTCAAGTTAACGCCTCTGGTTTATCAGCAGGTTCTAGTCCTACTGTATCTTACGACAGCGGAAGTATTACCATGTCTTTTGGTATTCCTGCTGGCGCACAGGGTATACAGGGTATACAAGGAAACCCCGGTACTGATGGTACTAACGGAACTAACGGAACAAACGGCACTGACGGTACTGGATTTACAGGCGGTAGTTATAATTCTTCTACAGGTGTGGTTACGTTCACATCTGATGATGGTCTTGGTTTTGTTACGAGCGACTTAAGAGGCGCTGATGGAACCAATGGAACCAACGGAACAGACGGTACTAACGGTACTGATGGTACAGGATTTACAGGAGGTAGCTACAACGCATCTACTGGCGTAGTTACTTTTACGTCTGACGATGGCCTCGGTTTTGTTACAGGTGATTTAAGAGGTGCTGATAGTATTCAGCTTACTGATCTTAGCGTAACACAAAACGCAGTAGGTACAGCAGCACTTAGCTACAACAACACATCTGGTGTATTTTCTTATACGCCTCCTGATCTTACTTCTTTTATTACTGCGTCTAGCACCGACACACTTACCAATAAGTCAGGCAACATCAGTCAATGGACTAACGACAGTGGTTATATAACTAACGCTGCTCTAACTAATTACGCAACCGTTGATGACGCAACAGCACTCGCAATCGCACTAGGATAACTTATGGCTAATACATTTAAAAATGCGGCTCTTGCGGATGTAAACAACGCCGCTTATGACACGCTCTATACGGCTCCTGCAAGCACGACTACGGTTGTCCTTGGTTTGGCTGTAGCTAACAAGACAACGCAGGCTGTGGACGTACAGGTGCAGTTCTCAGACTCCTCTGGCGGCACTACGCATCAGCTACTAGAAAACGTCAGCATCCCCGGTCAGACCACACTAGAAACGCTAGCTGGTCAGAAGTACATCTTAGAAACTGGTGACGCGCTTAAGGTGCAATCTGGCACTGCGTCTGCTCTTGATGTTGTTCTTGGTGTAATGGAGATTACCTGATGCCGTTTCTTGGTAAGAAGCCAACAGAGATTGCTAGTCCCGTAGACATTAACAGCGGTTCTATAGATGGTACTACTATTGGAGGTGGCTCTGCATCTCCTGCCACGGTAACTACGTTCACATCAACTGGCATCGACGATAACGCCACAAGCACTGCGATTACGATTGATTCTAGTCAGAACGTGGGGATTGGAGATGATTCGCCAACAGACCAACTCAGTATTTCTAAAAATTCTGGTAACTCAATTAAGCTGGAAACTTTTGTAGGCAATGGAAACGATTCACATTTTAAGTTCCATAAAGCTAGAGGCGGCTCATCTGGCCCTTCTCAAATTGGGACAACTGATGACTTAGGCACAATCACATGGTCTGGCTATGATGGAAGCTCTTTTAATCAAGCGGCTTTTATTAAGGCAAAGGCTTCGACTAACACAGGCGATTTTAATGCCAGCCTTAGTTTCGGAACATCCTCAGAAGATATGCGCCTAGACGCCAGCGGCAACTTGCTGGTTGGTAAGACTCTCAATAGCGCAACAGACGACGGATTATCTTTGCTACCATCCGGCCGCGTCAATATTGTTAATAACAACGGAGGCTCTGCTGTTATCGTCCAATCGTTTTAT